TGTTGTTTCTTGTCTGCCTTGCTACCTCAGATGCAGTGAGAGCTTTTGGAGAATAGACATTGATTGTCTGGTTATATCCTGAGATGCCTGCTGCCTGATTACCGTTTTCAAGAGCATATGCAGCATTTGAGCTCATGCTTGCAATACTGCTGCCGGCTACGCCAACAAGAGCTCTCTCAGCCATATCACTTATGGCATTGTCAATGAATCCCATTCCCTTCTCAATTCCCTGAGCAACACCTGCCGGAATCCACTTACCAACCTGATTAGCAAATTCCTTTGATGGAGATTCTATTCCCAGAGCATCCTTTGCACCTTGCAAAAGAGAACCTGCTAAATCTTTCACGCTATCAACAAGCCAGTTCCACCCCTCAGAGATACCATTCCAGATGCCCTTGACAATGTTTCCACCTATCTCAAGGAATTTGCTTGGTAAATCTGCAAGAGCTCCCACAAGCTGTGAGCCAAGAGCTCTTATCCTTGATGGGAGTGACTGGATTCCATTGATGAGGTTATTGAAAAAGCCTCTTGCTGTGGTTGTTGCCCTGTTCATGAAATCTGTTCCAAAGGTTATCAGGCCGGTGATCACAGTATTCCATATCTGTGTGAGGTTGCTTGGCAAATCAATAAAGAACTTGATAAAACTGCCAATAGCAAATCCTGCCCAGTATGCAAGGAGTGATGGGAGCTGCGCAAGCCACTCTCCAAGACTCTGTATTATCCCGGACATAGTCTCTCCAATGTTTGAAATAAACTCTGCACCTTTAGCAAGCAAAAACTCACCTATCTGTAACAACACTGAACCTATCGCCTCAAGAATCTGCCCACCATACTCACCCAAAACTGCAATAATTCTCATGATGATTTCTGGAATCTTCTCTATAAGCATTGGAGTTGCATTGATGAGTCCTATTCCTATTGCAATCATGATCTGGAGTGCAGCATCAATCAAAAGGTCTAGGTTGTCCACAAGCGTGTCACATATTTGCAGTACCACATCCACAATAGTAGGAATGAGGTTGGGTAGCATCTGGATGAGACCATTTGCAAGACCTAAGATGATTTGCAAAGCTCCATCCACAAGCTGTGGCAAAGCAACCACAAATCCCTCTACAAGTGATGTGATTATCTGGACTGCCGAGTCAATAATTAATGGCAGATTATCAAGGATTCCTTGTCCCAAAGCTCCTAATAACTGCATGCCTGCATCTATTACATCAGGGAGCATTTCAATAATCATGCTGAGACCATCTGAGAGAATGCCACCCAAAGCATCCATGGCTCCAGAGAGTCCACCCTCTTGGAATGCCTGGGTGAGTGTTGACAGGCCATCAGAACCAAAGCTCACAAATTCTCTCAGTGTTGGTGTTAATTGATCTGCAAGGGCAATCTGAGCACCCTCAAGAGCAGACTTAAATAAAGTGATATCGCCCTCAAGGTTGTCAAGCTGTGTCTTTGCCATCTGATCAGCAGAGCCACTTGCATTGTCAATTGCACCAGAAAGTTCATTCCATCTGTCCCCGGATGTTTCAAGGAGTGCATTGATTGATGCAAGGTCTGTCTTATTGAACATGGCTGAGAGCTGATTAGTTCTCTCCTCATCACTCCAACCATCCATGGAGTCATTGAGCTCTTGGAATACTGTGGGCAAATCCCTCAAATTTCCCTCAGCATCATAGGCTTTAACCCCAAGCTCCTCCCAAGCTGCTGCTGCCTTGTCTGTTGATGGAGTCAGGGACAGCATGATATTTCTTAAGTGTGTTCCTGCCTCACTTCCTTTGATACCATTGTCAGCAAGGACACCAAGAACAGTTGAAAGCTCTGTTGTTCCACCGCTTAAGTTTCTGGCATTTGCACCAATCTTAAGGAATGCATCTCCAAGCTGTCCAACAGATGTGTTGCTCTTTGATGCTGCCATTGCCATTTGGTCAACCATGACCCCGGTCTCTTCCAGAGATAGTCCTAAAGCTGTCTGAGCATCTGTTACCATATCAGATGCAGCTCCAAGCTCTAGCCCACCTGCTGCTGCCAGATTTAAAACATTGGGCAGCATATCCATCTGGGTCTGAGCATCATAGCCGGCAAGAGCCATATAGTTTAAAGCCTCTGCTGCCTCTGTAGCGGAAAAGGCTGTTGTTGAGCCCATATATTGAGCAAACTCTCTGAGCGTCCCACTAAACTCTTTTCCGTTTATGTTGGTGGAAATTATCTCAGCGTTTAACTCCTCCATACTTTTGCCACTGGTTGCAGCAACCTGTGACATGGCAGAATCAAAACTCTTTCCTGCATCAACTGCTGACTTTGTGAATGCTCCAACACCTGCAATTGCAGACCCTAAAGCTGCTGCTCCAACCTTTGCAGCTGTTCCCAAAGCTCCTGAGAGGGCATTTCCATATTTGGCAGTACCACCAGAGATTGCATCTTGGATGCTGCCTTGGATTCCTTGAGTTGTAGGCTCAATTTGTATATAGGCTGTTCCAATTGTTTCTGGCATATCATGACCTCTTATCTTTCAAATTGTTTCATGTACTGTTCAAATTCCTCTGGAGTATCAAATTGCATATACTCATCCTTTTCTTTTCTGTTGGCAAGCTCCTTTAGGAGGCTCTTTCCTTTGTATCTCCTGCCTTTTTGGGCATCTCTTGTCTTTGACCATGCCACAAAATCAAGGCTGTCAGATATCTTTGCAAGGATTGCCTGTTCCAAAGTGATCTCGCTCTTTGAAAAGTGGAGCTTTACCCTTGAGTTGTCTCTTAGTCCTAAAGAAAAAACTGCCACCAAATTTGGTGGCAGTTCTCTGTAGTTTAGGATATGGTAAGTCTCCGCAAGGTCACAAATAAGCTCATCCTCACACACATTGATTATGTGTGCAAGGATCATGAGTTTTTTGATTCTTTTGCGCTTGAGAGTATATCAAAAAGCTCTTTTTGGAGAACATCAACCGGGATATACCCATCATTATTCTTTTGAATATGCTCCAACAAGGAATCTTTGTTATCGCCCAGTAAGAAAGCAATAAGGTCTCTAGTACCTTTTACTTTCTTCATATTGTCCGGGCTGTCCGCATAGGCTATAGCCTCCATGACTCTCCAGTCACTTAGTAACCTCTGGTCATAAGAGAACTCAAAGCCACTCTCTGTCTTACCTTTAATCATATTTCACCTCACGCAATATACTCATCATGAGTTTTTCCGTCACCATCAGGATAAGCTGAGACTGTAATGCCATAAGCAATGGCATCAGCGTCATTGTAAGTGATCTCCTCTCTTGATGTAACTGCTCCATCAGAGATAACAATTCTCTTTTTGACACCGCCTCTGAGCGCAAGCTCAAACACCCAAATCTTTTCCTGTGGGTCTTCTGCCTTTACCTCTACATGAATTGCCTGTGTCTGATCGTCCTGAGTAACATTGCTGTCACCATAGACTGTCTTGAGCACATCAACATTCTTGGACTCAAGGAGCTTAAGGCTGAATGTATCATCAAGACCATTGAGTGATCTGTAAACAATAGCACCACCCCAAGCCTTAATTTCAGAAACATCCATCTCATTACTATTGGTGAGTCCGTCCTCTGCAACATATCCCAGACAAGTAAAGTCTGAGGTAAGAGCTGTTGTTGCATCTGTTGGAACTGTGGCTGTCAAAGGAGCTACATACACTGAGCCAGTGATCTTTGGCTTACCTGTTGAAACGTTTGTTGCTGTATTAGCCATCTCTTAATCCTCCATATAAAATAAATTAAAGATACACTCATAAGCGTATCTTTTTGAACTTGTTTCTATGGCCTGTCCACCTCCACCGCACTTTGAGGAGCTTATGTTGTCCAGTGAAACAATGTTATACATAGCATCTTTCACTGTCTTGTTTAACTGCGCTGCCTTCTCCATGGTTGTGGAGTATGATGTTATATTCAAAGTGACAGCGTCAATATGATTGACTCTGCCATTGTCTATTGCTTTAACTACAACATACTCATCCAGTTTTCTTGTGGATTCTTCCATATATACCGGGACATTCAAAACCCTGTTTAAATAATCAATAACTGTATTCTCAATCATGATGGATTCTCCTTAGTATTTGGATAGATAATGGCCTTTGCTCTATCAAAACCGATAAAAGGCTTAATGTGCTGATCTGGAGTTGCCATGCTGCTTGCTTTGTTTGTCACCATGGTGAGCATTTCATCTGACTGCAAAACAAGTTTCCTAAATGCTGCTGTGTCCAGTTCAAATTTCACATTACTCATAAGTTGTGACCTTTACCTTTTTATTCCAAGGGAAATCTTTTCCCATGAAACCATCCATAAACTGCATGGGAGCTCCTACCGTTTTCCACTTTCTGCCATAGAACTCAACAGTTGTGTTTTCCCAGTCATGAGCATCACCTGCCGGAATCGCCAAAACATAAGAGATTGTCTTTCCACTAAGATTGACCTCATTTAAGACATCATCTGAGGTAGGCTGTCCAATCACCACATTTTCAATGGTCACTGGATTTTCCTCAACAATTTCCCTGTTGAATCCATCAACTCCTGTGATAACTTTCTCATTGAGAATTATCGGAATCCCCTTGATCTCCATATATGTCCACCGCCCTTACTCTCTGACGTAGTAGCCCAAGCAACTTAAGCTCTGAATTTTTGATAAACAGACCACCTCCGGCGCTGAGGAATGTTCCTTGAACACTGTAACCATTAACTGACTGACTATAAGATGTGGTTGCCGGATTCTCATCTGATGAGGAACATAACTCACGCTTAACCACATCACAGACAATGGCAGTGTAAAGAGTCTGTCTTGGCTCATACTCAAGCATTGAGTCAAGGTCTTTTCCTCTGTCATGTGCCAAAACACGGAGAGCGCTCTCCACATCTGAGATATAGATGGTTGCTTTATCCTGCTCATCCTGTGAGAGTGGTCTCCATCTTGCAATCAAGTCATTGACTGTTACGCTCATAATTATTCCTCTTTACCCTTTGTGGCTTTCTTTCTTGTAGGCTTTTTCTCTGTTTCTGCATTGCTAGGAGAGGACTCTATTTTGATCAAGTCCTCTCCATGGCATTCACAATCAGACTCAAAGACAAAGCCGGTCTTTGTATTCTGATATTTCATGCATTCACCTCTCACGCAATAATTCTTGCGAATGATGCAGCGTCAAAGATAGCCCATCCAAGGTATGCCTCGCCTCTGAGATATACCTGATTGTAGCCCTTAAGATCATGACCAGAGTTGTCAGGGTCACCATACTCAATGACCTCAATGGTGATGTCCTTGCCATAGCCCCACTTGAACATATTGGCAAAGTCACCAACAATTGCATGGTCAACAATAGCTGCAGTAGCTGCTGCTGTTGCCTTTACTGCTGTCTGGACTGTCTTATTTACTGAGAGAGCCTGTGAGCCAAGGCTTGTAGGCTGTCCACCAAATGCAAAATCAGGATAGAGCTTTTCTCCTGCCTGAGTTGTCATTGCTGCAAGTGCTGATCTGACTGTAGGAGAAATAGCAATTCCAGTAACTTCTCCATCACCGCCCTCAACAAGAGCAATAGCAGCCTCAATGTTTGCATCGGCCTTTGTGTTGTTGTCGAGATATGTGACAGTGTTCTGAACCATAACATCAAAGCTCTTTGCCTTAACAAGGTCAGAAAGCACCTTTGATCTTGGATTGATACCATGCATTGCAGCCATGTCAAGACCTGCTGCCAACTTCCTAGCAAATCCATCATTGAATGCTGTGAGGATATCAACCTTTTTCTCATCTGATGCAGTCATGAACTCATCTGAGATTCTTGCACCATACTCAAACTTGACAGGGATGATTGTAACCGGGTCAATGGTAACACCACCATGGCTCTTAGCTCCATTCTCTGCCACAATGTCAATGTCACTGTCCATTGTGAATGTAAATTCTTTGTTTCCTGTGAACTCAACAGGAGTCTGCTGTCCAAGAGCTGCAAGGGATGATTTTCCCTTTACCTTGTTCACAAGATCGGCTACCAGTGTTGCATCATAATTGTTTACTGTAACTGACATGATTTTTCCCTCATTCTTTCTTCATATTTTCGACTAGCTTTTTCATGCTGTCTCTGGTTGTGTCACCACTTCCAGAATCACCTGACTCAGGGTCTCTTAGTGGCGCTGTTTTCTTCTGAGTGACAAAAGGCTTAAGAGCCTCAGCGTCTTTTCTGATCTCTTCCTCTGTTTCACCACTCAGTTTATTTGCAAGCTCATAAGGAATGCCAAGCTCATGGGCTATCCTGCTCTTAACCGAGGCAGTCTCGTATGCTTTAACCTTGGATTCAAGACCAGTCAAATCATTCTTTGCCTTGTCTCTCTCCTCCTCAGCATTCTTGAGCGAATTGCCAAGCTCAGTGTTTTTGTCATTCAATTCTTTGATCTTGCTTGCTAAATCATCCGGGCTTATATATCCCTTAAATTTCTCCTCAGCCTTTTCTGTTGCTGACTTTTCGGCTCTGGCTATTCTTTCCTTGATAGCCTCATCAAAAGCCTCCTGTGTTTCAATTGGTGTAAAGCTCATTGTGTTACCTCCTACTTTTCCGCTGTAGTTGCGTTAATATTTGATTCTTTGTTTAGCTGTCTCTTTATCCTCAGATGCTAACCAGTGCGCTAAGATTACACAGTCCATTAGAGCAATTTCTGTGTCCGGCTTGAGAGCTGCATATCCAAAACCGCCATGTGAACCAATATTTCTTTTCTGACAGTTTGATATAACGTTTGTCAGCTCTTCTTGATTCATGTGAACGATTGTCTTTTTAAACACTGCCTGTTCAAAAAGTGTATTGGCATTTATGATCTCGGCAACTGTTGGGAGTATAGGTTTTTTTAGCCTTGCATCTTTCATTGCCTGTGTCATAAGTGGCTGTCCATTAGCTCCATCAATGGCAACTTTTACCACATTGTTTGCCTGACTGAGCCAGTCCACAATCCAACCTATGCCCTCTCTCATATTCTTGTAATCAATGACCTCAACAAAAATCTTTTTGTTTTTGGTCTTAATAGCTATTGCCATTGCAGAATTAGTGCCATCTTTCCCAAACTTAACCCCCACAAAAATCCTGTGGTTTGCAAACTCAGGTAGTTTTTTAACTGCCATCTGTTCCCATTCCACTTTGGAGATTGCTGATTTAAGGTTATGCTGCAACCACAATCCAAGTCTCTGTATGTTAAAATCTGTCTCATCCCCGGAAATCTCATCCTCAATACTTCTTTCTGTGAATATCGTTCCCAGAGATGGGTTTGTCTTATACCAAAGACTTTTATCATTTGGGTCTGACAGTTCCGGGACAGACCACTCAGCCCACCCAGAATTTTTCTTTGTCCCCTTGAGCGTGTCATTTCTGTAATTTAGAAAGACTGTTCCAGAACTGACTGCTGTTGGAGGAGTCCCACAAAAAATAGTCTGTGGATTCTTGGAGTCTGTGACCACGTATTTAAGCGCTGACTCCTGTTCGTCTGTATATTCCTGAGCCTCGTCAATTACAAGTAAGTCAAACCCCTCACCTAAACCGCCTTTTCCTGAGCGTGTTCTGAAATCAACTGAGCCTCCTCCCAAGACCACAATCCTCTCAAGTCCAAACTGTTTTGAATATGTATAACATTTTTCATATTCACCTGCTGCCAGTTTTTCCTTTGTGGGTCTTTGTATCTCTGTATAACCGAGATCATCTAATAAGACTGTTAGCCTTACTGATGCAGAATGTGATGTTGTAGTTCTGTGAGCTGTGTGTAATACCTTCTCACCATGAGTCAGAGCGTAAAGCTCTCTCATTGCAACAATCTCATTCTTTCCATTTCGCCTTGGGACAGAATATCCATACTTTGTATGAACCCATAGACCATCTCTATTGATAGCAAGAATATTATTTAATTGTTTTCTTTGCCAACTCTGACAAACCCTCCCAGTTTGTTCATATAGAGCTGCTGCCTCTTTGCCTCTGGTTGTCCGATAATGCAAGACAACTGATTGTGTAGGAGTTTGATTGCCTTTTCTCATAAGACAACTACCTCCTATTTTTCTATAACAAAAGAGCTAGGGACTTGAATGTCCTTAGCTCTTAGTTATCAAAACATATGATATTTATCAATGAACAAATCTCCTGTTATATTCTTTGTCCATCTCAACAATCTCTGGTGGAGCGTCCTCTTTAAGAGTGTGATTGCCTTTATCGTCAAGAACCCACCAGTTTAATAGTTTTTCATGTAGTTCCATTTTTCTTTTATTTGGATTTACCATCATAATGCAAAACCTCATCCACTAAGTCATTTAGTGCGGAATTGTTTATTTTTAACTCTTCTCTCTTTACATTAGCATCTGCAATCAATTCATTCAACCTGTTTTCAATTTTACTTGTTTCATAAAAACCATATGATGCATTTTTACTGACAGTGTTTGCAATGAATCCGGGCTGTTGTTGCTCTGCCTGATTGACGAACCTAAATAATTTGCTTTCTAACTCATTTTTTGCCTCAGAGACATTTGTAAATCTGCCTCTATTATCTTGGTAATACCTGTTCACTGAGTCCCAGTGCTGCTTGTGTCCTCCCAATTCATGCTCAAGAACATCCTTTATATTCTTTGCCGGGAAAGCATCAGAGCTAACAATTTGGGAAAACTTTTGCGCATTTATAAGCTCCTCGCTTATGTATAGCGCATTTTTTGCATGATCATAAGCTGCAATGTTTCCAAGTGAATTGTTTTTTGCAATTACAACCTTGCTAATATCTCCATATTTTCCACTCTCCACCTGCTGATTTATATAATAGCTTGTGGCCTGTGAATCAGATGAGTTTGTTTGGCTATAGATATATGGATATCTATCATTCTGATATACCCTTATATTTTTTTCTTTTTCTTTCCCATTCTCATCTTTTATTTTAAACTGCTCAGTGTGAGCTTTGCCCATTCTATCAGTTATTTGTTCAGATAATTCAATTCTTTCTTTTATCTTCTCTGTTTCACCCTGATCTCTAAAAGAATGAGCCACACCTCCAGACTGATAAGCTGTTAGCTTTCTCCCATTGTAATCAAGTGAGCATCTGCAATTGTCATGTCTGGCAAAGACCTCTCTTGGGACGCCGGGATATGTATAGTCACCCACAAGGCTGTCACACCATTTGCAGCAATCGCTTGCAGCATCTCTTTTGACTTGGACTTTTATTCCTGCCTTGTGCTGAAATGCTGCATTTTTCTTGACAGTATCATCAACAACACTCCTTGCATGAGTCTTGATGGGCTCATTTAAGAGCCAAGATGCTTTGTCATAGTCTTCCTCTCTGGAAAGCCTCTGAACAAATCCATCAATTCTATCCTCATCAAGGTCTGCTTTTTGAGCCTTAAGGCTTATTCCTGCATTCTTGTTTATAGCCTCTTGAACCTGCTGCGCAAAGTTTGCCACCATCTCATGATCAGTGGTGAGGGAATCCTCCATAACTCTGCTTGCAATGTTGTAATACATTCTCCCATCTGGGAGAACATCAGAGCTTACCTCAGACTTGAAAGCATTTGCTCTTGCTGTTCCAATTGATTCTGCATACTTATATGCATCAGAGTAAGTAGCTGCCCCATCTGCTGCCTTTTCAGACAGTTTCCTCATCTCAACATCCCTGATGCAGTTTTTTCTAAATGCATTGTTGATATTTTCAATTAGTTCCGGGACAATATCTTTCTCTGCCACTGTTTACTCCAATTATTTCTCAGTAATCTTTGAAAGACTACTGATGAGACTATCTGTGTTTACTCCAGTCATGCTCTTAATCTTCTCAATGATCTGATTGACAGCAGTCCTGACTCTTTCCTTTTGAGCAGCGTCCATATTCTTTACTGCTGCTGTGAGATTTGAAATCTCATTCTTAATGCTATCCATCTTGGCAGATTGTGAACTGCTGCCACTTGAACTCTTGGAGCTACCTGATGAGCTGCTGCCTTTTGACTTGCTGCTGCCCCCGGATGATTTGCCACCAGATGATTTGCCACCAGATGATTTTGAACTGCTTGGCTTTGCATAATTTGGATTGCTCTTAATCTTGGAGATTTCCTGCAAAGCTCTGTTCTGATATTCCATTCTTATGGCATTTTTCTCTGCCTCAGTCTTAGCGCCCTTGAGAGCACTGTTCATTTCAGACTGGAGCTTTTCTTTCATGAGAGCAAATTGCATTTTGCCGGCATCATTCAAACCTGCCTGAGTGAGCCCCACAATCCTTGTTGTGGAGCTCTTTTTCTTGCCCTTGCCCTTTGCTCTGCCTTTTTTCTTGCCCTTCTTTGTATAATTCTCATAATATTCATGAGCTGCTTGTTTATCGTATGCCATCAGCCAAGCTCCTTTGTAAGATTCTGGAGCTGACTTAATATATCATCAAGCTCTCCAGAATTGTCCTCAAGCTCCTCATCCTCAAGCTCAAGGTCTTCCTCATCCATTCCCTCAAAGAGGTCTGTCTCTGGCTCATCCATAGGAATCCCTGTTAATCTCTGAATTGTGTTAGGGCTTATTGCGTTTGGAACTGCCTGATTTATCTTAAGGACAGCATCACCAAATGAACCCATTGCGCTGTTATCCATAACAAAAGCCGGTTTCCAAAGAGGAATAGTCTCATAAAGAGCATTTCTCTTGTAGTGTGAATCATCTCTGAGACAAGCTGCAACAAGTCCGACATTTAATATCCCACTTCCAAACACATCCTGAGCCTTGGATGCTATTCTCTCAAGATCAGCATGAGCAGCCTTTATTGACTCGGCGCTTGATGGAGTGCTTGAGATAAATCCAAGATCATCAACTGTGAGACCTGTTATCCCGGCAAAAGCCTTTGCGTATACGTTTAACTGCTCAATGAATGGTGACATGGTAGCCTGTTGGAACTGTCCCACTGTTGGCTTGTCCCCATCCTCATCCTTTGTTAGCTCCAAAAACTTTGCATAGCTTGCTTTTATGGAGTCAAAATCGCTATTTGGTGATGTGCCTAAAATATATTTTTGAGGGAAAGAGTTGAACTCTGCCAACACTTCCATTCTTGTAAGAGTGAATCTGGCTTTATCCTGCAAATCCATGCAGTCTTTACTTATTCTGCTCTGACCAAAAGGTCTATTTGCATCAGGTCTGTAGATGATTGGAACAAGTAAAGGATAGCCTGTGTTATTTGGTATAACATCTGGCTCTTGAACACCTTTGTAATAGATTTCCGTCCTGTCAGATGTGAAATAGGCATCTGTGAGGACTGTTCCATTGTCATTGGTTTCAAGTATTGCATAACCTTCAATAAGCAAATTGGTAATAGGGTCAATTCTGCCTGTTGCATTTTTTCCATCAATGACCTGTAGTCTTGGATATCCGTCTTCATCTGCTGAGATATATACAAAGCAACAAGCACTGATCAGCGCTGACCTTATAGCAGAGTCAAAGAATATATCAGGATTATTCATCTGGAATATTTCCCAGAGGTCAAAATTGTCATTTTCAAAGCCATCAAATATAAGCCTGTTAGCCAAAGAGTCAACTGCCTTAGCGCACCATCCTAATTTGCTCCCAAATCTGGAAACAAGATCACCCGGAATCACCGGGGATGGGTCAGCCTTAAGATTCTTGAGCTCATAATAGTCATATCTGGTACGTGCCCAAGTTTTCTTTTTATTTAATTTACTCTTGAGATATGCTCTGCCTTTTAATTCACTCATCTATATTTTTCCTTTTTGGTCTTTTTCAAAGAGATCACTGCGAGATATTGACACAGTAACGGTGGGTGAAGTTGTCAGTAGGGAGTGGTAGTCGATATAGCCCCCTATTATGCATGGTTGACATAATTTTAAATTGTTTAAAATATACTAGCGTCATGTCAAATTGTGTTGTTCATTTTCGACACTTCAAAAGGATTTCCAATCACAAGAGAGCTTTACCTTACTACCTGCCACCTGCTGCCTAGCAGAGTAATCAATGAGCTTGTCCGACTTCATGCGATTGCATATCCAGTGAGCAAGCTGCAAGTTGTTGATGTCTGATGGATGCCCACCCTTGCTGACAGGAATGATATGGTCTACTGTTGCAGACATTGGGTCTGGAGCTTTGAGTGACATATCCACTGGTCTGCCACATATAGCGCAAACAGACTGGGTCATTAGTATCTTTTTCCTGTTTCTCCTATAGGGTCTCTCATGTGTCCCTGAGTGATCTGACCTCTTTGAACTCATACATCCCTCCTAAAAACTACCTACCCCATAACAAAAAGCACTACCCATTTAGGAATAGTGCTCCTTGCTAGAGTGTTTTCATGATTCTGTTAGTCGGAGGAACTTTCTTTTCTTTCTTTCCACTAACATATTATCATGAATAAAAGTGACATTTAGTGACAAGATTTATTTGCAAGGTTTACTATTGCGCTGCCATGGATTCTAAGAATGTGTCTTGTATCGTATGACATCTCTTTGGCTACATCGTCCCACTTAAGGAGCTTTCCCTCTTTAGTGTCCATGTAGTACCATCTCATGACTTCTCTCTCATCTGAGTTATCCAGTAAGAACAACATTTCCTCTGCTTGAGCTTTTCGGTATTTAAGAGCCTTGATTGACTCTCTGAGCCTTGTGTCCATGTCTGTCAGCTTTGCCATACTGTTCTCAAACAGATTCTCAGGAGAGACTTGTATGTGTTCCTTGTCATACTGGATTGCTTGTGGGAGCAATGATGCTCTTTCTCTTTCAATCATCTCAGACAAGTGTGTTATCTCGGACTGTTCTTTTCTTATTTGTCTAAAGAACTCTTTGACCTCTGCTGTTGTCATAACCCCAACCATTCCCTCCTGCTGCCTATTTTGTCATTATCTGAGTGCTTATGCTGCTGTTTAGGAGAGCATTTGCCATGTGCTGCACAAACTCCTCGTTATCTACTAAGTCATTCCTGCCGGTGTGAAAAAGGATTCCATGCACCATCTCATGTAAAATGGTCTCCTCCTTTATGTGATCTGGGAGTCCTTTTCTGATCTGAATGACCTGCTCTGAATAGTTTATAAATCCAAGAACCTTACCTCCTCCAGAATTAAAAGCCTCACAAGGCTCAACCTCTTCAATCTCATAAGGTATTCCGCAAATATTTATATACTGCATTTCAAATTTCCTCCATTCCCTTTTAGTTTCCTATGACTTTCTTGTAATAGTCATAAATTCCCCTTTTTAACACAACTACAACAAGGACAAGAATAGCAATTCCTATTATCTTCCTCACTGTGTTCTCCTCTCTGCTTGTCAACCTCTTTGCTTATCTGCTGCCACATTTTGTCATGATCTAGGTTTATGATTGCCCTTATAAGAGCAAACTGAATTTCATAACAGATATTATTCTGCTCCTCTGTCAGATTTGGTGATTTCTTCATTATCATCATCCCTCATATCTTCTAATTCATCTCTTAAGGATATCCAGTCAAGCATAAGTCTTAGCACAAACAGGAATCCCAACAATACAATTAAACTGTCTTTCCCCATACTTCTAATATCTGCCTCACTCTGATGATTGATATATTAAAGCGCTCTGCTATTTCTCTATAGCTGACACCTGCTGCCCTTTGAGCAACAATCTCTAAATTTCTCTCAGTTTTCCGATTCCTTTTAACCATCTGCCTCCTTCCTGCTCTGGGATTTCTCCCAGAGACTTTATGTGAATGGCTCTCTAAAAGTCTGTGTGATAAATTCCTTGAGCCCAAAAGGTTTACATTTTCGCTGTTGGAGCATTGTTGAATCCATCCATGATAGACTCAACAAGCATTTTCTCAATGTCATTATCCTTGATATTGTTTGCTCTGAACTCTGTGATCAGCGCCGAGATGATTCCAACATATTCTCTCTGGAGCTGTTCTGAGTCACAGCTTATCTTGATTTCAACTTTGTCTGTTTTTGGGTTTAACTTTGACTGTATCATGTAGTTTTCTCCTTAAGCTCTCTGAATGTTCTTAGGGCTTTCTCCATCTCTTTTCTTTCTTTTTCAGTCTCAAACCTGCCACACCAATAGGAATATCCTGAGCATCCATAAGGATGGTTTAAGCACTTGTCACTCCATGGACATGGGGAAATATTGCCATTGCCAAGAAAAGATAACTGAATCATATTAGCTCCTCATCATTTACTCTATGCCATGGAGTCCAATCGACTCTGACTCCACAAATAGGGCAGCGCTCACAATCCATTTCTATAGTCTCCCAAAAGCAATAGTTGCACTCAGGGCAGTAAGCGTCATCCATAAGACCTTTGATGTGTACCGGGTGAACTTTGTTTCTTTCATCCAGATATTCAAATATGCTTATCTGTCCCTTTATTTGCCCACTCATTTCCCTCATGATTCCATGCGCAGTATTCGCAGAAATAACTGCAAGTGTGTGACTCTCTTACTCTGGCACACATATCTTTCTTAATCTGTTCACTGTTATCTTTGCGCTCTTTCTTGGAATGAAAGAGCATATAAATAAAATGTCTGATGTAATCGAGTAAATTAAAATGTTTCATACTAACCTCATAGCTGTGTCAGAGGACAGCCTGAGCAGTATTTCTCAATAAAATAATCCGGGTCAACACCTGCTGCCTCTGCTCTGAATTTACAATAGCCATCACAGATAGATTCTTTAATAACCTCAAGCTGCTCTGTGACAGTCATGTCCTGCTTATTTTTCTTTCTCATTCTTGCCTCTTCATGTAATCTGATATGGTCTTATAGTTCTGTTCAAGGATTCTGAGCTCTTTCTTATATTCCTCAATCTGATGGTCTATCTTATCAAGCTCTGCTGATATTATGTCTTTGACAATATCCGGCATAGGGAGCTGTCTCTCTTTGATTTCTGCCTTGGGTCTTGGGTCTGGAATGACTCTCCCATTTTCCTTAAGGATTGTTTCAACATCCTCAAAACTTGTATCATACATTTTAGCCAGAGCTCTTATCTGATCTCTCTTTTTGTTCTCCTCGGCCTCGTCATAAAGACTGCATATCTCTTTTTCATTTATTTTCATTTCAAAAAGCTCCATTTGTCATAAGTCAGGGTTAAATCATCCCAGTTTTTATAATGGCTTTTAAGGTAGTCCCTAAAGAGGTCTGTCATTACTTCTCTATGGTCTTTCCCATTGTCTAAGAGCATATGGTGATAGATGCAGCCTACTGCTCCATTCTGAGGGATTCCCAAGCCTCCCTGAGACCTTGGGACAAAGTGCATGATCTGGAGTCCTCTTGATGCTGTGAACTCTTCCGGGATTTCATATCCCATCTGACAGAATATGCATCCTCTGTCCCTGTCCATGATCTCCTGCCTAGCCTCTTTAGAAAACTCACAAGCCCTTGAGCGCTTGCTCATGAGAAATTGACCTCCTCATTAACCTTTTTCCCGGATTTAACTGTCAGGAATCCATCTGAATCTAAGGTTATGCTGTGAGTCCATTCTCCCTCTTTGATTGAGACTCCTTTGATATCATGGTTTGTTACCTTCTCAAAGCAGCTCTCAAAAAGAGTTATGATGTTTGGCTGTTTCTCAAATCTGTTATGAGCCCACTCATTTGCTTTCTTGATTTTCTGCTGCCGGTTGTGGTAAACCTTAGCCTCTTTGCAATCACACTGGTCTGTTGCCATCTCATCAGCTTTCTCCTGAGTGATCTCTCCAACAGTCTCAATGATTCTTAGCTGACCGCAAAACCTACATTTGCCTGTGATCTGTGGTAAATCTGTGTTCTTTCCCATACTTTTCTCCTTTATATTAAATTATGTTTTAATAAGTGCTTGCACATTTAGTAATTATCGCATTTGTTAAAATGCTCTAATCTTGATTGTCAGTATTCATGCCATTTTCAGAGGTTATTTTGATTTCTGTATTCTCTGAACATTTAGTATTTATGGCATTTGTTCCATTCTCTATCTTTACAAACCCACTATGATAGCCCATTTGCGGATTTTTGATTTTAGAAAAAAGCAAGTCCGCTATTGCGGTTACTGCGTTTATGAAATCGTCACTCTCAAAGAAATCAGTATTATCAACGCTTTCAAGAGCTTTTTCTATCTGCTCTTTTGCTGTGTATATAGTATTTATCACGTTTATTCGGTTTTCCTTAATGTCCGATATCTTACCCTCAATCTGATTTTCAAACCATGAGGAGTAAGAATGCCTCTGTGTTGAGGTCTGTGTGATCTTGTGTGCTGACAATAGCTCATATATTTCCTGCCACTCATCTGCATTCTGAATAGGCTCTCCTTTGGAATTGAGCCACCCTGAGTCATGCCAGAGCTTAAACCACTCATTTTGAAATGTAGCCATCAGATTTGGGACTGTTCCAAAGAGTCTAATCTCACATGGTTTTTTAAGCCTCTGGAGCGCTTTCTTTATCGCCTCAAGCTCTGCTGCCCTTGCTGACTCCTCAATGTTTTCAATGTTGTAAAGCGTTATCGGCTCTGGAAATAGCTTTTTTTTATTTCCGATAAACTCAAGGAGATAGACATAAGCTCCTGCTTTTGGTTTATTTGATTTGATGTTGGTGTAAACATAGAGATTTACAATGTCCATTTCTTTCTGAGTCCTTTAAAGAATCCTTTAGCTTTATCAAGTAGAGTCTCTTTCTTTTGTGGCTCTGCCTTTTTGATTCTTTCCTCTCTGTATCTGATATATGGCAGACCTGTGTATTTATTGACACCTGCCCTGATGCTGTCTTTATCAATTTGGAATCCGTCTGTAGCTTTGATTGTCTGCTGCCCTGTGAGGAGGTATCTGAGAGACCAGGCATTTAATCTTTTCTTTGTGACCTCAGGTCTTTTCAGATTCCTTGATGTCGATATGGAGCAGAGTTTCTTTTTCTGCCCCGGAATGAGAAAACACATCTGACCTTGGATTTCCTCTGTTGGCTCTTTGCAGATGTACTCAGCAAGGCCATTAAATCCATCACTCTCATCAATGTTTTCAAAGTGTGCTCTGCCAGAATCCTTAACAGTCTTTCTCCATGTCTCAGAAATGACTTGCGTGTCACCTATGTTATTGATGATAAAGTGTGCATGGAGTCCTCCTCTTTTCCCTATTTCAAGCCTCCTAATCCACTTAAGCTCTTTACCCCTTAACTTGTATTCATCCCTTAAGGCATTTTGAAAACGTCTTATGTCCTTTTCAAAGTCCTCCATGGACTTCCTTGTCCCCTTCTTATAGGCAAATGTTATCCAGAGGTCTCCTGATCTGAAATTCTGTTGAATAGTTCTCCTGCAATTCTTTACCTTGTTCCAGTGGTTTTGCTTTGCGATCTGCAAGGGAGTGGCTTTCTTTTTCTTATTCCGCTTTACTCCCTTAGCCCCATATGCAAACTCATAGTGAATCTCATGCTCAATGAAATTCCTAGAGATATATTGATTGTCTGTGACTTTCATCCCCAACTCTCCGACTAACTTTAATATTTAATAAAGCTAAGTGAGAGGCTATCCCCTAGCCTTTTGCTTGCTTTTTAGGAACGCCGGGATTACAATATTAAAAAGAGATTTAACAACTCTATCTTTTTAAAACTGGACTGTTCCCGGCAGTCCTTTTTTATTTCCCCAAAATGTTCTCTGATGTTATATAGTCCCTGTCATTGAGCATTGTGAGTATTTTGTAACCAACAAACTCTGCTGTTGAGTGAAAGCCCTTAGCATTGTCAATGTTGGCATATCCCTCAATAAGACTATTTGTCATTTCATCAAGCATCTCTGCTTTTTCCTTATCAGTGAAATCCTTGTAAGTCTTCCTTATTCCCATGTCATTCCCTTTTCGGTCACTTCTTATTCCAATTTAGGTCACTTCTTTGTGTAAAACTTATGGTCTTTGTATGTGAAAGCCTCGCAAAAGTATTTATCCAGAGCGCTTGAGTCTGTTGTCTCAAAGCCAATGATCTCTGGAGCAATGTCTCCCTTTTCAATCCTTGCTAAGGCTAAATGACATTCTGGTGATGGCTCTGCTATGTCAATTGCACCATTTGAGACTGTTGCAAATTGGTGTTCCTGATAGATCACCCCCCCAACAGTGTCAGGGTAGTCAGGGCTATTGACTCTGTTTAGGACTACACACATCACAAGCCACATTCCATCTTGTCCTTGATTTCCTGCCTCGGCCTGAGCAACCTTTAGGAGCATATCTGCGTCCTCAATTGATAGCTCTGTCACCTGCCCTGAGCTCTGTGAAATGCTTTCTGCTGATTGTCCAGTTTCTTCAATTTGGATATCTGCATTGACTGGAATATCCTCTGTTTCTCCTGTTTCTTGGAAATAGGTTTCCGTTTTTTCATTCTCTGGTATTTCCTCCCATATTGATTTGTTTTCTGTAGGGCTCTGATGGAATACTGCTGCCATCAGGAGCAATAAGAATCCTGCTGCCTTTAGCCTCCTCTTTAATCTGATCATGTCCCCCGGCTCCTTTTTCTATTGACTGACACACAAAATAAATGCTGTTGTCTAAAGAAACCTTGTGACCAGTAATGTCATTTACTTGTGTGTTGTCTGCTAATACGTGCACAACTCTCATAAAGCACCTATGATTTACTGTTGGAAATAAAAGTTTATAAATATCCCTCTGGGTGAGCTCTTAAGAATGAGCTGTTATCAAGATTTATTGGAAATGTATATGTCAATATACATTTCCAATGTGATATATATTCTCTGAGGGTTTACCCTTAGAGAATCCGCCTCAGCCTCAAAAGTATCTTTTAAAGTTACTCTTGTGCAAAAAAAATGCTGATAGGGTCTGTGATCTTAAGCACCTTAATCATTACTTCGATTTCATCAGAGCCAAAAACTCCTCTGCTCATCTTGTCATAAAAGGTCTTAGGTGTCACACCTATCAGCTTTGCCATGTCTTTTTGTGTCAAATTATTTCTTGTTATTTCTGCTTTTAAATCATTTACCTTGATCATAATCAATCACCTCACAATGTAACTTATCAGGTTACTCCTTTACTTTAGTTTTATTTCTGTGACTTGTCAAGTTATTTTTTATTGTTCGTGTAACTTTTTTGTTATATTATTAGATTTAGGAGGGACAATAATATGAATATAGGGGAAAGAATAAAAGAGCTAAGAAACAAAATTGGTTATACACAAACAGACTTGGCTGACAGAATTGGAGTTTCAAAGCAAACGCTCTACAAATATGAAAATGGAATTATAACAAATATTCCATCAGACAAAATTGAACTCCTTGCAAAGCAACTGAATACCACTCCTGCTGCCTTAATGGGATGGACTAATGAGTTTGGAGTCCTCTTGTCAACAATTACTATTGATGAATCTGAAATAATCAGAAAATTGAGATGCTTAGATTCCTTTGGTTTCAAAAATGTCATGAGCGTCCTATGCAATGAATTTGATAGATGTATTGCTCAGGATAGGGAAAAAGAAAGCAATATCTCTTGAATCTCAATAAACTGAAATGAATTAAACTTTTTACCTTTAAAATCTTTAATTCATTTCAGTTTTTCACTATTTCATTTCGCTTTTTACATTTGAATTTCACTTAGGAGGCAATATGCAAATAGCAGCATATATCAGAGTCAGCACCGACAAGCAAGCTGACAAGGGTTATTCTCTGGCTGAACAAGAGGAAAGGATAAGGGCTTACTGTAAGTCTAAGGACTGGGAGCTTGTAAAGATTTATTCTGATGGAGGCTTTACCGGGAGCAATATGGAAAGGCCGGCGCTCCAAGAGCTTATAAAAGAGATCAGCGCCTATGACATTGTCCTTGTCAATAAACTTGATAGGCTCTCACGCTCCCAGAAAGATACTCTGCACCTTATACAAGATGTCTTTGCTCCTCATGGATGCTCATTTGTGTCCATGCAAGAATCTTTTGACACCACTACTCCTATAGGGATTGCCATGGTTGGAATCCTCTCGGCCTTTGCGCAGCTTGAGAGGTCTCAGATTAAAGAGAGAATGAAAATGGGCAAAGAGGGCAGAAAGAAAAAGGGACTCTGGCATGGTGGAGTTAATATCCCTACCGGCTACGACTACAAGGATGGTCTGCTCCTCAAAAATGAGGAGTCAGAACAGGTAAAGATCATCTTTCAAATGTATCTTGATGGTGTTTCCATCCGGGATATTACCAGATTCTTGCAGTCGCACTATTCCACCCGGTACACTTCATGGAATTATGTGGGGACAGTCAGGAGGATTTTGGGGAATCCTGTTTATATCGGAATGGTTGGGGAATACAAAGGACAGCATGAGCCCATCATTGACCTTGATACTTTTGAGAAAGTCCAAGTCCTTCTGGATGAAAGAAAAAAAGGAGGCAAAGCTCCAACAGGAAAGCATCTTTTAACAGGAATGATTTATTGCGGATATTGTGGCAACAGAGTGAGATCATGCTCCTCTGTAACCAAAAAGGCAAAGTATGGATATTATAGATGTGGGAAAGCTGACTCAGGGCAGCTCAATAAAATTGATAAGAGATGTGAGCTGACTCCTAAGAGGGAGTCTGAGATTGATGAAATTGTCATGTCGGAAATTCTAAAACTGGACTTTGAGAGCATTGAAATAAATGAGAATACTGTTTCAGAACTCCCAGACAACTCTTTGGAGATTGAAAAGATTGATAAGCAGATAAACAGACTCATTGACCTTTATGCCATCTGTGGTGATAACGTTGAGGAGCTTGCAAAGAAACTCAAAGGCCTTAAGGCCAGAAAGAAAGCTCTTGAAAAAGTAAGCCTTAAACCAAAAAGAGCAACCAAAAGACATATCATGGATACGCTTAAGGTTGCTCAGGAAACTTTTGAGAATGGGTCTATAGAGGATAAGAGAAAGATTGTTGATGCTCTTGTTGCAAGGATAGACCTATTCAATGATACTGTAAAAATAACATGGAAATTCTCATGACTATTTTTTTATAGACTGTTTAGCCTTGATTTTATCCATGGGTAAACAGTCTATAAAAAATAGCCTATTCTCATGAAACGTATTATGAGAACATATTAGCATCCAAGCATTTTGTTCACAAGTGCTTGGATTTCTTTGTAGTCATATCCTGCCATCTCAAGCATTTTCTTTCTTGTGGGATTTGTTTTGGCTGTTCCCCATTTTCCATCAATGACCTCTTTTGCAATCTCCTCATTTGTCTTTCTGTATGGCTGAGTTGCTATGAGACTTACAACTCCATCATAATCAACATCAAGATCACAATCACCACTTATCCCGGCAACACGTCCCTTGGATGAATACTGCCAAGCAACTGCCATGTTTGAGCTAGGCTTTAGACTTGAGTATGGATTATAAATTCCCTTGTCATTTTTCGGATATCTGGCAAACCAAAAGTCAAAGTCCCTTTTGAGATCATCATGGATAAGCCTTATATACCAATCTCTGTTGCAATAGATTCCGACATAATATCCGGCTTTCATGAATATGTCAGCATATTGATAAACCAAGTCTCTGATGTAGGCTTTCCCTTTTACATCAACAGTCTCATCCTCAAGGTCTAACCAGATGCCATACTCAAGTGCTCTGCCACCTAAATGCTTTAAGAGGCTTTCTGCATCTCCAACCGGGTCTTTCATTGATGATCTCGCAATATAGATATACACTCCTCTTGATAGCCCATGAATACCTGCAAATTTGTAATTGTACTCAAAGCGCTCATCAATCCTATGAGACTGAGCCTCATACTGACATTTTAAGATGGCAAACTTTTTCCCGGATGCTGCAACCTTTGACCAGTCAATTGCTCCATTGTGATGTGATACATCAATCCCTAATACTTCTCCCATGATTTTACTCCTCATTGAAAGATGCTTTGCTCTTTAACACGTCCAGAGCTTTTACAATTACCTGTGGCAGTGGGATTCCCATAAGGCCGGCATTTTCAAAAATACTTATGAGCTCATTTACGCAGAAACCAATTATCACTGCATCTCTTATATAGTTTGTACCTATCAAGAGGTCGAGCCGGTATGAGATCATTACAATCAATAGTGTCATTCCTTTTCTGCAAAGTCCCTTCCATCCGGCTCTTGATTCAAGAGCTCCTGATTCTGATTTCTGTGATTTCTTAAAAACTCCTGCAACAATTAGCCCGGATATATAGTCTGTTGCCATGAATAACAATAGTGTTGTCATTCCTGCACTCCACCCTCCAAACAATGATGTAAAAAATGCCCCTATTACTCCCAATATCATGGATAATACCTGTGAATTTCTCATTCTATTCCCTCCTTAAGTTTTGCAAGTTCGTTGATTTTCTTTATCTCATCAAGATTGTCAACCTCCTCAACAGTCATGTAATTCATAAGCAAAAGGAGCAGACTGTTTATAATTTCAGACTGCCCCTTTATGATCACATTCTGTCTGTCAATCAGTTCCAGAATATTATCCATGTATCACTGTCCCATCCTCTTGGATAATATAGCCATCTCCCTCAATGATTGCCCTGACTGCCTCCTGCCTCTTCTTTGGGACAGTAAAGAAATTCTTTCCATCTTTCTCACAAGCTGTTGCATAAACCCTGTTAATCATACTCATACCTCCTCAAGCTGTTCTGCCAGTTCCATTATTGCACCACGTAACTCTGATATATCAGCAGAGTTTGTTTCTGTAGCCTCAGAGGTTTCCATGACTGCACCTCTTATCTCTGCTGTCTCAATAGCGTTTGTCTGAGACTGTTCCTGAGTGTCTGCTATGCAAGCAGAAATCTCATAAAAGTCCTCTTTTGGGATGGTGGTCTCATCATACTCATAAAATGTGATCACATTCCCATCCATGTCAGTCCGTTCAACCTCAGTGATATTCTTTCTGATGTAAACATATTTCTTTGAAAGAGTATCATCTGCCTTTGCCGGTCTCACTGTACTTTCACTATGCTGCCAGTTCATACATTACCCTCCTTTTATCGTGTTTTGATATCCGTCTTTTGAGAGACCTGATATTTATATATGGTTTAATATTCTCAACATATGCATTGTATGTGTCTGTTGCAGATATCCAACCAAGATAAGAGAGCATCTGTCTTATTTCAAAAATAGTGACCTTGTTTCCTTTTTTGGTCTTTTTGAATAGTTTTCTTGCTTTCCTGCACGCTTTTGTATATATAGAGCGTCTTAGGGTAACCCTGTTTCTATAGAATCTAAAGCCCATAAAATCCAAGAATCTGCCTTTATCCTTACCATTCTTGATAAAGTGAAATCTAAAGACCTGATAATTTGATTTAAGGACAAGCCCCAGAGATTTCAAATGCTCAGAGATTGCTTTTCTCATTTTGTGCAGCGTTTTCTTTGCGCTGCCAAAGATTGTCATATCATCCATGTATCTGTGATATATCTTTGCACCCAGAGACTCTTTTATGTAGTGATCTAGCCCTGTGAGATACCAATTTGCAAGCCATTGTGATGTGTAGAATCCAAGAGGCAGCCCTTTGTCAGTCACATCAATGACCTCAAAAAGGATTTCAAGAAACCTGTGGTCTTTTATCTGGCTCTTGAGTTTTGCCTTTACAACATCATGAGGGACAGAGTCAAAATACCTTCTGATGTCCATTTTCAAGCAGTATTTGATATCTTTTCCCTTGGAAATGTGCTTTTTTATATTCTTCATGGCCTTATGTGCTCCTCTATTGGGAATAGAGCCATAAGAGAGCTCATACATTGGAGTCATGAATATTGGTTTAAGCACATTGACAATCATATGATGAATGATCTGTTCTCTGAATGATGGGACTATGATTGTCCTTTTCTTTCTCTGGATTCCGTCATAAATCACTACCGGGATATGTGGGTCATTGTGAAATCCTATCGCCTGTTTCCTTATCCATGGAATATACTTATCCGGGTTATCATGTAGCTCTCTAAAGCGTTTGCGTTTTAATTTGTGCTTACACACATTTTTGATTGCAAGCCTGATGTTCTCATCTGATATGTATTGTTCATAAAGATTTCTGTAAGTCTTCATTGTCTTATCCTCTACACCACTTTCACCTATTTCCTGTTACTAGCAGTGCCTTGCATCAAGTTAATTTTTGCCAAGGGGCAAGGAGTATATAGTGCATTTAGTTATTGCTCCAATAAAAGGAAAGAATGGGCAGCGCCATTGTTCCAGTTCGCATTCGAGAAAGTGTTGTTCAGATTCACGTAGAAAGCGCCCACATGGAAACTGTTGTTGCAGTTGCCACCGACAATGGCCGAGTTGTCGCACGATATACCCCAAAAGGGAGAAACCTAGGTTTCTCCCACTCGCTCACGCTCGTTTCCTGTTTCCTATGCAGCAAGTGGCTTGCAAGACAGGGCAGCGCCAAGGCCCCAGCTCGCAACCGAGAAAGCGTTGCTCAGAGACACGCAGAAAGCGCCCACACGGAAACTGTAGTAGCAGGTGCCACCGACAACGGCATAATTGCTCTGGCCATTGTTAAACCACAAGCCATCACAATAATATGTTGTCTCTGAACCTGCTGCATTGGTAGGAATCATTGAGCCATCAGCGCCAAATTTGGTCTTGTTCTGATATCCTCCTGATGTTCCTGCCGGTGTTGCACTTGAAATAGTGATATAGCCAGAGCCGGTTGAATCATAACCAACCTGTGTTGAGCCATCAACTCTTGACCATGTCCACTTTATCTTTTGAGTGCCATTGACATTGAGCCATCCTGCAATTCTTCTCCATTGGTTGCCCCAATAGTTTTCCATGCCAAAGACCTTGACTCCTGCTCCAGTTCCATTTGTTCCATAGAACTGTCCTTTGCCATTCATTGTGCCAGTCCTTAATAGGTTACCTGCTGCCGTGCCACCAGTATAATGTCCATTACCAAACTGAGCCTGAGTGTTCATGTTTCTACCAATCAGCATCAGTAAGACATTTATCATCATTCTGTCTGCAAATACTTCTGTGTACCACTCTGTAGCACCATTCACATTGTTTGCAGTTGCATAGGTCACCTCTGTTGCACCGGCAACATTGTTAAGTATTGACTGACCTGATATTGACCTGAGCTTAGATGATATGTTTACACCATTGTATTTTGCAGTATAGCAGTGAGGAATCAGCACTCCATTCTGATCATAGAAAGACCATGCATGGAAATCTGAATCAAGCTGTCTGTCTGCCACATAGAATGTTGCAGAGAAAGCATCTCCTGAGTCTGGGACACACTTAATCCAAATCTGTTTGCCATCTCTGCCCCATTCCATCATGGCATTGCCACCATAGGCAGTGTTTGCAACATCTGATGCTGTCCCATCCTCTTTCTTTGTCTCATCATCCTCATCAAGGTAATAACCAACAGTGCCATCATACTTGAGCATACATGATCTCGGAATAAAGAAATCATCTGTAAGATTCCATGAGCCGGGAACAATTTTGTTTGTGGTAAAGTCCACATGAGCCGGTGTGAAATCATAGTTGTCAACATTCCTGCCATTGTGCTGCACTTCATATGAAAGCATCTCGGATGGAACAGACTCATTGCCATCAAGATGGAATCCATAAATAGTGTAATAACTGAGCTCTACTGTGTAAGTGGTCTCCTCAGTCACAACCAAAGACTCCTCAAAGGTCTCTCCTCCATAAGTAACACTAAATTTATAAGTGTCTGGAGCTTTTGCATAAAATGTAGCTGTTCCAAGATTAGAAAAGGTGAGAGTCCCAACAGTCTGTGACTGTGAATCTGTGACTGTGATAGTCTGTCCATAAAACTCTCCTGATGGAGTTGATATTCCAACAATGGCAGTCCAGAAATTGATCTCAAATTCATAATTGCCAAAATATGGAATTGTGACAGTTGCCTCAGCAGTGTCTATTGAGTCTGTTGAGGAGATGTGAACCTGTCCAACAAAGTCAACAACCTTGATTGTTGCTTTCTTGTCACTTCCAAAGACTCCTGTCTTTGTCTGTCCGTTCTCAGATGTGAGTGTGACAGTTTTGCCAATAAGCGCTGTCTCAGTTGTTGTGATGGTGATAATAGAACCGCTTAAGCCCTCAGCCTTAAGCTCATCAATCTCATTCTGCAAATGACCTGCTGCGTCCTCTGACAACTGGTCTTTCATTTCCTGAAACCATGCCTCAAAAGCTGCCTCCTGCATAAGCTCCCATGAGACAAAAGATGCAGCTCTGGTTGCCTTGAACTCAGCAAGGTATGCATCAAATTGGACTTTGAACTGGTCAAAATCAAAAGTATCTACTGGAGTGATCACAAGGCCACAGACTGTTGTGTCTGTCCTCTTATCCGTGATCACGCTCTGAGTGATTGATGTTGCACCTGCTGCCACATAAACCTCAGCCAAAACAAGCTGATAGATTCCATTTTCTCTTACTGGGGCAATTGGTGTGGGCTCTGATGCAAGACCACCCTTTACCACCTTTAATGTGATTTCTCTGTTTGTGTCGTTTCTCTCTACAACAATAGTGTCAATTCTGTTGTAGGTTGCATCTGCTGTCTCAATAACCAGAGTGGTCGCAGCGTCAAAGAGCCTGACTTTTCCCTCTGTGTTTGCGTACCCGGTTGAGACTGTGACAGTCATGTTGTCATTGGCAGACACCATGAGATCACCCTCAAAGACACCTGTTGTAAAAAATTTCTTTAACCAGTCAGAAAATGAGTCAGCATCATAAAGCCTATCATCACCCTCTGAGTTAAAGAAAAAACCATAGTCTTTTCCGTTGTTTTCCATCATTTATCCTCCCAGTCAATAGTTTCTGATAGTGGGTTGCCTAGTGTCGGAGTCACAGTCATTATTCCATTTTCATAAATCTCTTGGATTGCTGTTATTCTCATATCAACAGAAATGTTCCATGAGTCTTTTTTGACTGTGACAATGTCTCCAAGATCATAATCAACTCCATAAGTGAAATTGATATCCGGCTCAGTTTCATACTCAAAAGAGCTGACATATCCATTTGACTCAAGATATTCTAAGCCTCTCTGAAAAAGAGCAAGCTCATACTCGGTCTGTGAGATATCCTCTTTTGAGATATCTGATGCATTGACAAAATCCTCTCTCAGGTCGAGTCCTTCTCCGTCACCAACCACAACAAATGTCCTAGCGCTACCCTCTCCCTGTCCTCCTACATAGACCTTTGTCTTGTAACTCTGGGAGTTTTCTGTGTAGATTGCGCTATTCAAATTGTTGTACTGCTCAGAGAAAATGACTCTATTGTTTACCCCTTGAGAAACGCTCTTGTCTGCACCTTTATATACCTCAAAGATGATCTCTTTTGAGTTAAAGTCTGGTCTGAATCTAAAGCCATAACTGAAACTCTTAGCAATCTTGGACATATATGTTAATAGATTTTTGTAAGTGCATTGGAATTGTATTGTATCGGTAAAGCCTTGCAGTTCTCCAAGCACAACTCTTGGAATTGCTGCAGTGTCAACAGTAAGCAGTTGCCTCATGATCTGCTCTGCATTCCCATTATATGTGTGAGTCCCTGTTATGACTCTCCTGTCCATGTAGGAAGTCAAGAACCTGCCTTTGCAAGTGATCTCATTCTTTTCAACAGACTCCTCAAGAATGACGTATTCAATAACACCTGCATCTGCAAATCCTGTTTTATAGACTATATTTCCCACTCTTAACAATTCCCTGTTGTTATCTGTGATGGGAACATGGAGCTCAAAATCACCGGCCTCATTATATTTTCGTGTCCATATAAAAGAGGTCTGGTTTTCAATGATACCTTTTAAATCCAAATCTGAATCATATATCCTGATCTCCATGTTATACCCCCAGATATTTCTCTCTGTATGTCAGAGTAACAGTCATATAAGCATCTCCTGAGTCTGCATCATAACCAATGGTGTTTATACCTGCCATTAGCTGAATAAACTCTGAATCCTCATCAAGATACTCATTTATTTCTGTTGTGACTCCGTCATGAGTAAACCTGACTTTTTTATTGTTGGTCTCTGTGGTGATGGTGATCTTGTCACCATTTACCATATGCATAGGATGAGCCTCTGTCCCAACCTTAATAGTGTTTCCAGTTTCTACCTGAGTGATGGATGGATTTAAAACTGCACCATTTGCATAAATCTCAATAGTGAGACCAATTCCCTCAGCGCCGGAATAGTTCTCAATGGTCTTTAATCTTTCTTGGATTCTCTGACCAAATGCCTCTCCCCTAGAGCTGAAAGCATGGATAAACTTAAAGCCACTTTCCCATCCTGCCATCTGGAGTGTTATATCAGATGTTGCCTTAAAGAATGGGTCTGGACATATCAGAGAGATTGTTGCTGTCCTTACTTTCTGGATTGAATCAATGTCTATAGACTCAACATAATAATCAATGACTCTATCCACACCATCCTCACTATAAGTGAGCGTCCCTTTTGACTTTGATGGGAATAATTGATAAAGCTGATATCTGTTGAGCCTATGATTTGATTTATCTTTGAGAGTCAGGACTATATTTCTTTTAGAGACCACTGTCCCTTGATAAGTCGCACCATCAGTCATTGTGTTGTCTGACATTCCAACCTTGTTGGAAACAGTGTAAATACCATCACAGTCTGCTAAAAGATATGGAGAGAATGAGCTGCCAAATGTGACAGCCATTCCCTCATTATTCCTGCAAGTGATTTTTCTTTTCATTTAGACACCTCTCAAAGCAAGTACCATGTTTCTTGTGTTGTTTCTTGTCTGCCTTGCTACCTCAGATGCAGTGAGAGCTTTTGGAGAATAGACATTGATTGTCTGGTTATATCCTGAGATGCCTGCTGCCTGATTACCGTTTTCAAGAGCATATGCAGCATT